ATCGAATGGCGCAAAGGCCACCGCCATTACTTATTGTTTAGAAGTTTTTTGGCCGCGGCGCGCTACTTTGAACGAGTCCCTTCGGGACTCCCTCAAAGGGAAACTTCCTTCTTCTTCGGGCGCCCCTTGCCCTTCTTCACTGAAACCTCGCGTGTATCTGGGTCACCCGCGTCGATGCTCACGATATCGGACACGTCATCGGCGTCGTCTTGACGACCGCCCCGACTCATCTGTGGCTGGGGAGGCCCCATCATACCCATCAGGGACCCAAAGTCCATTCCTGGGCCACGCATCTCGCGGCGCAGACCACCCGCGGGGGGTTCGCCGGCTGCGGGGCCTGCACCACCGGGCTGGGCTCGCTGTACAGCATCCACCATATTCTGCATCAGACCTGGGTTCTGCTTCATCACCTGAGTCACGTTGGGCACAGCCGCCTTGAACATGCTGTTCGTCAGGTGGAACATCATCGCAGAGCCGCCAACCATCATGATCAGCTTCACCTCTGGCGCCACCTGGACCTTCGTCTTGTACTTGTTGTAGAGCTCCTCGAATACGCCGTCATAGTCCTCGACATTCTCCATCGTGTTCTGGGACCACCCGTTCAGCTCCAGGTCGAATGGATCGAACTTGTCGTTCAGAAACTCCAGGCCGGTCACACAAGCCACCAGCATACGACGCTGGAACTTGATAGATCTTTCGACCTCTATGGAATAGGTCATACGCTTGTACTCTGTGCGAATCTCCTCGATGTCACTGTAAATAGTCAGACGGGCACTCGACTGAATGCCCTTTTTTACCAGCCGAGTAATCTTGTTCAGCAGATCAGCCTTCTCGTCCTCGATCGTCTTGTAGCCATCAGAAGGCGTCTGATCACCGCCACCACCCTGAAACTGCTGCTGACCACCCTCCTGGCCAAAGCCTTCACCTTCGTCCTCCTCACCGTCGTCATACTCCTCGTGCATTGGTGGGGGTGGCGCCGTGCGCTTACCAGGATTCATGAACATGTCGAGGCCCGCATCCTCCTGTCCCTGTGGCTCGGCCGGTCCAGGAGCCCTCTTTGCGAATGGACTCGGGCGGGCAGGCTTGGGACGCAGAGGAACCGTCTTCTTGGTTGGAACCTGGATAGAAATTTCATCCAGAAGCTTGGACTCGTCATCATCAAGACTCATGTTGGGGCCGTCAAAGGTCATGGTGGTCTCCATCTCTGGAATCTTTAAAGAAAGGAACTTGCAATCTTTAACGCACCAAAAAAATATTAACCAATTATAAATGGCTTTCAAAATTGGCAAGGTTCTGACTCAGGCTGTGATCATCGGTCTGCTCGTGGCGATCCTGGTTATGCTCGTCCAGGGCCGCGGCTCTTCGTACGAGGCCGCCCCTCTGGTGACGGTGGCAGGTGCCCAGGCATCCGCCGCCCCCTCGTCTCTGTCGGAGATCCCCTCGTCTCTGGAGTGCACCCCAGGCCCCTCCGAGAAGGCGGCCTACTACACGCGCGGCCTGACCCCAGGTGGCCTGTGCGGTGACGGCGAGTCCATCCGCTCCCAGATTCGCGACTTTTCCATCGAGGGTGGCATCGGTGGCTCCCTTCTGGAGCGGACCTGAAGACCAAGGGCGGAGTCGCGCAGCGACTCCTTGTGATCCCCGGCGGTCCCTGAAAAACTCACGAGTCGCTACGCGACCCAAACCCTTCGGGTTTAAAATCTTAACCTAAATTAAATGTGTGACACGGAAGTGTACACTGTTCGTGTTGATACATTGTACACGACGGTTTCAAACGTCGACTTTGTCTCTTATATCAACATTCCTCTGAGAAATGTGGTCAAGGCTGAGCTTCTCACTGCGAGTATCGCAGCGAACGCAAGCGACACCCACGCTATTTGTATATACGTTGATGAATTAGTTTCTAAATTCAACGACCGTGCGACCCTCCAGTACACCCTCGGCGCTGGCGGGACCATCTCTACTCAGGGCAGCTTGACGGCCGCAGTGTCCAACCTCCAGTACATCAAGACGTCTCTGGCTGCCATTCCCACCGAGCAGACTCTCACTCGCACGATCTATACGTCATCCGGAGCGGGTTTCCCTACGGACGTGCAATTCGTAGAGCCAATTCGTCAGCTCAAGACGCTGACGGTGAAACTGTTCAAGTCGAACGGTGAATTACTCAGCGACCCATCTGGTCCCAGCTTCTTGACGTTCCGCTTCACGTGCGCAAAACCCAATGTGTGCCAGTACGGCGGACAAATTGTCTAGGTACATCTTAGATGGAGTACATAGTCTACGTAGACTCCAATAATCGCAATCAGACTCTTTGGCCCAACGCCAACAGTTTCACATTGTACCTGACCAACCCAATCTTGAATATCACCGAGGTTGAGTTGGTCTCGGCCCAGTTGCCCGACCTCGGCTCTTCACAGTTTGTGACACTCGACATTGCAGAGCTCCGGACGCCCACGCACCTCTGTGCAGACGCACTCAAGGTGACGACGCCCACGTCAAATGCATTCGATGGCTCCTTCGCCACAATTCCCATCAAAATTTCAGGTCAGGCCGAGTTTTATAACGCCAATTACCGTATAAGCACCAAGTACCCGGCACGCATCGATAAACTCGATCGTTTGACCGTCTCGTGGCGTCAGCCCAATAGCGGCACCTTGCTCGACTCTGGGCGCAACATGTTTCTCCTAAAATTCAAGACGATCCGGGTCCCAGAAGAGCCAGAACGTCCAGAGAGCCTCCCCCCTCCAGTCACATGGGACAACGGCGACCGGACCAAAATGATCATAGTTGGTGGAGTGGCTCTCGTAGGTCTTTTGATAATAATCTCCGTAAAAAACAGATAGACGATGTGTGACAGCATCACTAATGGTTCGAGTAGAGGGGGGTCTGGAAGTGTCATCATAAATAATTGCCAACCTCCAATCCCTCCAATGATTTATATTTCAAATGGAAATTCGCTCAATACGTTCTATGGCCTCTCAGCATCGAACTTGTACAGTTGCAATTCCTATACAAACGATCTTTATATTTCAGGGAATGTATATGGAGCCAATCTTATCACAGCAAACGTGTCCACTATTTTGAACGCCGTATCTATAACCAGTCAGTCGTACTCGGGAAATGGCTACGGCCTCTCGAACCTAAACGCATCAAATATCACTGGAACAATTTCAAACACAAATTTGCCTCCAAGTGGCGTCACAGCCGGTACGTACGGCTCTGGGTCGAACGTCTCACAGGTTACCGTTGACCAATATGGCCTCGTGACGGCGGCGTCTAATGTTGGCATTCTGTCGTCTCAATGGCAATCAGTTGACTCCAATATTGCTTACCAAAATGGCGTGTCTATCGGTTCGATAACCAGCCCACCATCTGGTTCCAATTTGTACGTCCTCGGCTCTGCAAACATCACCGATACCCTCAACGTTTCGACCCTGTACGTAAATTCAGCAACCGTCTTTGGTTCAGCCACCCTCAACGTCTTTGGAATTTCGAACCTAAATTCAGTCCTGGCCAGTCTTTACATTGGTGACGGGTCGGGTCTGAGTAACCTCAACTCTTCAAATTTAGTTGGAAATGTAGCACAGGCTAACACGGCCCTGGTCGTCACCCAACCTGCCCAACCCAACATCACGTCTGTGGGTACTTTGACAGGTCTCAACGTTCAGGGGCTTTTGATTCTTTCCAACGGTTCTGCAATTTCAAACCTAAATTCCTCAAACCTGGTTGGTAACGTCGCGGCGGCTAATGTGGCCATGAGCGTCACTGTGGCATCTCAACCCAACATCACGTCTGTGGGTACACTGACCGGTCTTTCTGTCCAAGGGTTACTCGTCGCCTCAAATGGTTCTGCAATTTCAAACCTAAATTCAAGTAATTTAGTTGGTAACGTAGCCAACGCCAATGTCGCCCTCGTAGTTTCCCAACCGGCCCAAACCAACATCACCTCAGTGGGGACTCTGACCGGTCTTTCTGTCCAAGGATTGCTCATCGTTTCCAACGGTTCGGGAATTTCAAACCTCAATTCCTCCAATTTGGTAGGAAACGTTGCCAACGCAAATGTCGCCCTCGTGGTCTCCCAAGCGGCCCAACCCAATATCACGAGTTTAGGTGTCCTAAACTCCCTCAACGTTCAGGGACTCTTGATCGCCTCCAACGGTTCTGCAATTTCAAACCTAAATTCCTCGAACCTGATGGGCAACGTCGCAGCGGCCAATGTAGCCTCGAGCGTTACTAACCCGGCCCAGACCAACATCACGTCGGTAGGCACTTTGACGGGGCTGACTGTCGCGGGGGTCTTGCAGGCGAACCTGCTCGCCGGAAACGGTTCTGCAATTTCAAACATAAATGGATCCAACGTCGTGAGCACGGTCGGAACCGCCCAGAGCGTCACGGCGGCCGCTCAACCAAACATCACGTCCGTGGGCACTCTCACAAGTCTGTCGGTGACCGGAACGGTCCAAGCAGGTACATTTTCTGGCGACGGGCAGGGTCTGTTTGGTATTCACGCCAACGCCATCATTGACACTGTTGCCACGGCCAACTCGGTCGTCCAAGCGGCCCAACCGAACATCACTTCAGTGGGGCAGTTAACATCGTTAACTGTCAGTGGGTTACTCGTCGCCGCAAACGGTTCTGCAATTTCAAACCTAAAT